GTTCAAGCATTGAAGACAGTCCGCCGACTGTTTTGTATTAATGGTGTTCCTCGCAACATCCAACGGCACAACTGCCAACAATGGGTCAAGTCGATCCGATTCCTTAGTGACAAGTGGCTTCTCGCAACTCCGGTAACGAAATCATGAACAACGTAATCAAAACCCAGTTTGCTGGCAAGAACCCATTCAAGCCACAACGTCAAGTCAAAGAAGTAGATGTCAGCACATTGCGTGTTACCGATGACAAACCCAAAAAACGTGTTGCTCGTAACTGCAAATACGACAAATTGTTTGATGGTCTGGCAGTAGGGAAATCCCTCTCTTGCAAATCAGAAGATTGCGATAAGGTGACAAAGACACTCAGGTCTTATTTCCGTAG